GGGCCCCCCCCCCCCCCCCCCCCCCCCCCCCCGGCCCAAACCGTTTAACCCATTGGGTTTGCGTTCCCCTCCCCAGTTAAAAACGCAGTTTCAGCGCCGACCGCAAATGCTTCAGTAATTTGAGTGATTACGTATTGCTTAATCCATGATGGGCCGAAGTCGCTTAAGTCCTTTGGTAATACCAAGAACGCGGTTGCCTTGGATTGGTCAGCTTTAGTCTCCTTGAACTTAGCATCTAATTGGCTAGTGATTTCGCCGAAAACATTACCCCAACCAATTACTCCGGAAGCATCTGATTGGATAATCTTCAAGCTAATACCTTGGTTTTGCAAACCGATTGCTTGAAGTAACGGGTGGGCTTGGACCATGTCATCGAACACTTCAGTAACAACCGTTTCAGGCAATAACTTAGGTTCTTTAAATCCAGTATCTGTCTTAATTTCATTGAAGAACTTCACTTCTTCGTTAGACATCTTAGGGTCGTGCCGGCGAGCGTCAAAGTAGTCTTCGGTTTGAGCATGAACTTGGTTCTTAATTTCTGAAAGTGTATCTTCCCCCAAAGCGTCCATCATATCAGTAAAACCCTGCTGTTGTTCTTCGGGTTTTGCGGCGTCCTTCACCAATTGTGCGTACTTTTCACGTGCGTCAGTAAAGTTTTTGAAAGCTTTTGTATCAAATTTAATCATTACTTTTCCTTCTTTCTAAATTAAAAAGCAAACGGATTAAATGTTTTTTCCGTTTGCACTTTAGGTTTAACATTTAGTTTTTGAGTGACTGCAGTTGTAATACGATCAATATCTGAATCAGATAATTTGAAAGGCTTAATACTGCGTGCAGTTGTCATTCCTGAATTATTTTGCTTCATTAACTCAGCTATTTTATCAATGGCAGACTTTGGTAACATACCTGAGCCACCATCTGCGACCAGCTCAATTTGATCATCAAACATAATTTCATCGACAAAGCCTAATTCTTTAGCTTGGTCTGCATTCAAATACGTTTCTGAATCCATCTTGGCCTGTAGATCTTCCATCGATAAGCCAGTTTTAAGATGATAAGCATTCGCAATCGCTTCGCTGGACTGCTTTAAAATTTCAGACAGCTTAGCCTGATCGCGGTAATCACCACGCAATCCACCAGCTACATTGTGAATCATAATTCGGCCGACTGGGCTAATCCGTGTGGGATTACCAGCCATGGCGATTAATGACGCTGAACTTGCGGCCATCCCAACAATGTTAACCATAACTTTTCCTTGATAAGCCATCAACGCAGTATAAATTTCAGTTCCAGCGTCCATTAAACCACCACCAGAATTAATATCAACTTCAACAGTTGATCCATCATCTGGTAATGCATCAATGACATCCTTAGGAGCAGTACTGTCCATTTCCAACATGTCATAAATCCACTTGTCATCGTTACTAATAATCGGACCCTTAACGTTAATCTTCTTCATTATTCTCACCACCTTTCGTTGTATAATTCTTGGTCATCACTATCTGGTCACCGTCTTCACGTGGTGGCAGCCCAACTGCTGATCGAACCTCGTTTTGAGTAACCATACCTGACGAACCAAGCTTGTCGATTTGTTCTGCTAGTTCAATTAGTGTTGGTCGATTAATACCAATTACTTCAACTTGTTTGCCATTCTTTAAGTAATCTCGCTGGCTGAATGACTTAGCGTTTAGCTCTGACTGAATCTTAGTTAATAACGAACTCAAGCACTGCTTATTGAACAGTTTCTGATTTTCAGCAGTTTCACCATGAATTAACGCCGGTGGTACTCCCACCAGCCGGGCAACATGGTCAATGAATGCCAGTAACACGCCGTTACTTTCATCAAACGTCTGATTTTTGCCTACCCCGTTCGATACTTCGTTATATTCAAAGCCATTTGTGATTGGTACTAGTGCAACGGAGTTCTTGCTGAACGATTGGAAAATCTTGTCAATAAACTTTTGCAGCTTGTTGGCTTTACCGTCATTAACACCAGCCGTTAGGTCAGCCTTAACGGTCGCTCGAATTTGATTATTACGAAGTTCCAGCTCATACATTCGGCCAAATAACTCACCGTAGTCTCCCCATAAACCGGTCAAATAGTGCTCTAACTGATCGTTGGAGTATCTCAGGTAAATAACATCAGACATCGGGAAGGAACGCTTAAACGTGTATTCTTTGACCGTGACATTGTCGAAAGCATCTTCATATACTGCATACTCGTGACGACTAAAGTCATCAGCAATTAATAAATCGCCATCGTCGTCTTGAATCACTAGTACCTCATTGTAATAAATCAATTGGTAGATAAAATGCTGCCAAAAATCACTGGCCGATTCGTCAGTATTTGGTCGGACATTGAGCTTGTAATACATCGCATCTTTAACAGGTAACCCCTTGTTCATCACACGAAACTCCGACTGGCTAACCGCCCGGCCTACGTAATTGATCACTGTGTCAATCGCCATGCGCTTTAAGTAGGCTCGGTTCTTAATGTCCTGGAACAAATCAAGATCATAAACAAAGCTGGAGTCTTTTCGCCGCGTAAACAGGTCAAAGAAGCTATTAATTACACTCATATATTCACCTCCCTTCCGTTAGAAATCAATGTCGGCTAACATATCTAGCGATTCATTTACCGAGTAGTCGGGTAACTGGTCAACTAGATATTGGCCATATTCAAACGCTTTGAAACCCTCAGTTTTTCGGCCAATTTCTTCTTTTTTGCCCGTTCGTTTTGTACCGTGGGTATCGGTCGAAACCAACACGTTTTGAGTGTTCCACCGCAATAACGGGTTGTCCCCCCAGATATATTGATGATTAGCAAACCCGGTCTCAATTCTCGGGGCTAGTAATCCATCAATCGCAGTTGGATTCCGAATCACGACCACCTCAAAGCCTGCATCTTCAAAGAACTTACGAAGTAAATCCGCCCGGAAATTATCCATGACAACTTTCTTAATGATGAAACGTTTCCGCTGCTCTAAGAACCAATCCACGACTGCTTGCGGGTCAATGGTTGGTGTGTCAACCACAGTCAGTAACCCGCGTTCTTCCCATTCAGCAATAGGAGGAGCAGACTGGGGGCGGTCTTGTGGCTTAGCTGAATATGCATAGAATTTATCGACAAATTGGCGGCGGGCAAATTGATAGCTGATAAAGTATTGCTTACCATCTCGCTTGATAGTCAAACCATCTGCAGTAAAGTCGCGAATAGATGCGAAGTCAACGGAACCAATCGCTTCCATACCATCTAAATCATCAGGAATCGGCTTATTGGTCGCTTTGATTTGTTCATACGGTGCAATTGAACGCTCCAAGTCTTCAATTGGAAAGTCCATCCGTTTAGTCATAAACTCTTCACGCTTAGAAGTTTCAAATTGCATTTTGACATACATCTTTCGCATCTTATTGTGAAGCGTCTGCCCATATCCTGTAAGCGGCTTGGATAGCATTGGATTCGCCAATTCCCAATACTTCTCATCATCTACCTGATCAGCAGAATCCAATTTACACCAAAATGGAAACATAGTGTCAGGTGGCAGCTTGCCACTCATTACACTCAAAGCAACCTTCTTTTTTTCGTCCAAATAGCCACCACGAACATAGCCATCAGAACCAATTTCAAACTGGCGGGACTCAGGACGTTTGCCAAGCCCCGATTCATAAACCGACACACCCGAATCATCTGGGTACTGATGGATTTCATCGAACACATCAAACCCGTCTCGCAAACCATCTTTTGTTTTGCCATTAGAAGTCTGATAAACCAGGGTGGAATTAGTTGCTTTCGAAGTGATATATGACTTGGCAGCACTAAAAGCATTTTGCAAAATTGGATTATTGCCAACCACGTTATAAATCTCTTCAATAGATGTCTTCGCCTGTTCTTCCGAGTTAGCCACAATGGAGCCGTTGTAACCAGGAATACCATTCAAGTCGCTTATCAAGAACGCCCCAGTCGATGAAATCCAACCGTTTTTACCAGCCCCCCGTCCCATAATTATCAGGAACTCATCATAATAAACTGCGCCAGTCGTTGAATCATAGAGAAAAAGAAAAGCGTCCAGAAATCTCTGAAACACAGCGGTTGGGAAGAACCATTTTTCGGTAAATTTAATTAGATTATCGATTTTTTTATCATCGAAGTACAAGTTATCATTAGATAAAACATACTTCTTTAGGTAATTTATCAGCATAACCCGTTCTTTATTGAGTAATATCTTTCCGGACTCGTACAAATCGATATACTCATCAACAT